GAGTAGATAGGGGTGCCATTTCGATGTTGCCGTTCTTGATCCCAGTCTCTACCGTACCCTTGCCCAACTGCTCATTGAGAACATCCAGCACAGGTGCAGCCCAAGGAGCAAACTTCTCTTCGAGCGTACCGGGGAAGTAGCCCAAGTCTTTACCTACAGACACATTGGGGCGGGTCAGAATGATCTTGGTGATCTCTCTGTTGGCATACATGTTGGCTGCATAGGTGGCTGCCATGAAGGTCTTACCTGTGCCAGAGAACCCGCAGACAATCACCTGATCTGAGCCATCCAGATGTTTGAGGTAGAGTGCTTGATTGTCGTTGAGTGGCTTAATGGCAACAGTACGCATTGCGCCTTCTTGTTCAGCGTTCTTGTACCGTGATACCCGTTTGCCCTTAGGCTTCTCCAGAGTCATCATCAACCTCCACGTTTAAGATACCTTGTTTACCCAGATCAAGGAGCATCTGCACCACGACCTGTTCTATTTCATCTAAGTCCCTTTTAATCAACCAAGAGAGTAAGACGTTCGCTGTGAGTCCAGCTAGGATAGCTATTTCAACGGTCACTGTATGCTCCACGAGGATTTGTTGTGAGCAGTTTATCATCATGCTCAGGATGTAGCAAGCTCTTAAGTCAGGTCAACGATCTCACAAGAGCCAACACAGGCAAAGGTTTGAGTCCCTTTGGAAGTGTCTTCTTTCTCGTAGTCGCTCAGCTTAGTCCAATCAATCTTCGGTGGCATGACAGCAAGTAGGTCTTCATACTCCCGTTGATTGATCTCCTGATAGGGTGCCTGTTGGTAGCTGTGGTCAGAGTTCGGCAAGAAAGACACACCAGATACTTCATCGAAGTACTTGTAGACCCAAGCACCAACTTCCATCCACTCATTGTCACGAACAGTCACCGTGACGGAAGGCTTATGCTCACACCAGTGACGCTGATAGACCAACCACAACTCCAACTGTTCGATAGCCGTCATGTCGTTACGAGTGATAGCACCTTCGGGAGACTTCTGTGGGAAGCTAAAGACTGTAGTAGTCTCAGGCTTAATCACACAAGGCTCACTCGGAATACCCTGATCCTTCATAAACTGCGTCAGAGGGTCTTTGTTATCTCCACGTACAGTCCGAATATAGTAGCTGCTATGACGAGCATGAATACCGGAAGCGGAATCAACAAGCTGGCTAACAGTACCGGAAGGCTTAACGCAGGTAATTGCAGCAGAAACTGGAATACCAAGGCGATTTGCCCAATCAGCATTAGTAGCAACAGCAACATCCTTGAGCCTCTTGAGGGTTTTGTCGAGACCTGCGTTAGAAGGCCCGAGGAGTTTATTGTCCATAATGCCAGTCAACGACACACCCAACAGGCGTTCTTCCTCGGTGTTCTTCTGCCAAATCTTACGCAGGTAGGGGAAGTGAGTGTACGTCGATTGAATAGTGCCAAGGATCGTAGCCAGCTTTACTTTCCGCTCCAAGTCCTCAAGTGTGTCCGTAGCTCTGACCACGACTTCTGTGAGGTTACAGAACTGATACGGACGAAGGATAATCTCAGAGCATGGATTAGTGCCAAAGTCTTGGTTAGCATCACGACGACCATTCTTTGCAGCTTGTTTCTTAGATGCCTGACGAGAGAAGATACCACGCTCACCAGACTTGCTTTCTACCAGAGAGAGCCATTCACGCATGAAGGTTTCCATGTCAGGCTTCTCAGTGTAGGCCACAGAGTTGTTAGCCAAGGCACGTTGAGCATTACCTTCCCACCACATGCCTGACTTAGCGTGACGCATACGATCATCAGACAGGTTCGACAGAGAGATCATTGCAGAGCGACGAACACCCCCTACGACAACAACTTCACCAATCTTACACATAATGTCGTGGCACTCAATCGAAGACAGCTTGCGACCAGCAGCACCCTTGAATTTCTCAATCGTGTACTGGAACAATTCCACCAGAGGGGCAGGACCAGATGCACGACCACCAAAGGTCTTGAGTTTAGCGCCAGCAGGACGAACCTTAGACACGTCCCACTTAGGGATTTCCCCTGCATAGAGCATAGCAATCAGCTTACGCAGAGCCTTGGCCCAACCCTCTTTGCTGTCGTGGACAACGATCACATCTTCCGAAGCAAACATTTGTTCAGGAACCTCTGGTAGCTTGCTGATGTATTGACGCTCCACAGAGAAGCCAACACCAGTGCCACACAGAAGAATGAACATAGCCTCGTCAAAGGATTTGGGGTCGTCCACAGGCAGATAGGAACAGTTGTAGCCAGCCGTGTTGTCACGCTCCAAGGCAGGGCCAGCAGTCATCACAGCCCGCATCGAAGGCATAATCTCAAGACCAAGGATAGCCTCTTCGATTTCGTCAAGGATGATCTCGTCACGGGTTTTAGGTACAACAACATTAGTCATGTAGCGAGAGACAGTCTCACCCCAACCCTCACGCCGCTTATACTCTTCGAGCCAACGAGCATAGCGTGATGTGTGAATGAAGGACTGATAGTCAGTAGGTAGGTGGTTACTCATTTTTTCACTTTCTTTTGAGGCCAGTTCGATCACGATCTAGCTCATTATGATTGCAACGCGATGTGCTTGCACCACGATACGGTTTGTGCTGAGTTCATACTTGGCTGTCAGTGGGTTCTGGATGGACCAGTCAACCAGTACAACTGGAACCCCCTTGTCCTGCACTTTCTGCAGCTTGTCTATAAGCTCTTGCACTGTCATGTGATCGAACCAAGTAGTTTTAGTCCAATGAAGGGAGTTGTCAAGAGATAGATCGACATCAGATCAAATCCTCCAAGTAGACTGCGGGATAGTCAGGGTTCTTTATAATCTTCCCATCCTCCCTTCGCTTGACGGTCCCATCAGGTTGCACACAACGACCGAGATTGTTGTCGTGGACCCTACGGAAAGCTACTTCTACATCCCAACCACGAACATTGGCGTATCCATAGATCACATAGAGCAAGTCTGCCAGTTCTTTGAGTTCTCTCTTCGGATCATACACCTCTTCCCCTCCTACAGACAAAAAGCGTTCCCAATCCCACTCCTCAAACTCTTCCTTAATCAGCTTTGCAGACAACTCAGGGTCAGGTTTTTGCCCGGTAAGTGTTACAAACTCTCGGACCATCTCGGTAGGTGTCTGAGGTTTTGTACCTTGTGACCAGTACCCAAAGACCTGATCTTCAAGGTCTGCGCTCCATTTAGCCATTTCCTGCCTCCATTACATCCAGTGTGTGCAGCGTCAGATCGTCAATATCAAACACTGCTGATTCAATCAAGCTGTAGACATTCTCCATCTCGTCGTCGGTACCAGCAAAGGCTGCTTCGGGATGGACTTCAACAAGGATTGTCACTTCGTAGTTCATTCAGCATACTCTCGCATGATCTGGTTGAGGGAAACAAACTCAGGCTCGTACATGCCATCCTCCAACTCACGCTTCACCACAACACCGTGCCACCACTGTCTGTTTGCTTGCCCAGCCCAGTGCTCCTCTGCGCCCTTATAGCAGCCCACCACGAGGCCAATGTTGCCATGAGGTAGCCCACCATCCTTGAAGTACATGTCACGCTTGTGAGAGTGCCCACAGGTGGCAGAACAGCCAAGGTTATTCACCATCGTATAAGCGTGATGGATGCCGCTAGTAGCAGTAGAAGAATTACCAGAAGTGAAGTAGTGCGCGTAGGCCACCTTGTCGTAGAGGGCGATGGCTGGTCCACTGTTTTCGTACTCGTGGTATTCGTCGAAGTAGTGGTCTGTTTGAAGATGGCTAAAGGAAACCCCGTACTTTTCTCCCTCATTCCTTGGATTAAGGGCGAGGTACTTTTTAATTCGGTTCTCGTGGTTTCCTTCGAATCCCACCCAAAAAGGTCGCTTCTTCCGGTGATGTCTGAATGGGTGTCGGAGGAGTTCTTGGGATAAGTTGTAGGACTCAATATCCTTCTCATAGCTCTGTGAAGCCAGTGCTTTGGGGTATCTTTCATCATAGCTGTTGAGAGACCTCATGTCTGCTCCATCACCCAAATCAAACACCATGTCTGGCTTGAGATCATAGAGGAAATTTCCTAGTGCTTTGAACCGCAGGCTGCTTGTTGCAGGGTCGGCATGTGCACACGAGAATACTACGACTGTTTTAGTAGCCATATTAAGGCTCCTTGTTGTTGAGAACGATTGGGTTCAGGTTGGTCTGGAAGTGCTTCACCAATACATATGCCTCGTCGAAGTCATCAAACCAGAACTCTGCATCAAACACATCTTCACCACGGGAAACTTTCAGAACCAGCATCGTCGATTCGGGTGGAAAACCGCAGTCTGGGATGTCTTTCGCAGAGAATGGTCCCTCTACGACACCCCAGAGTAACGTTTGGTCAGGCTTTTCTTCTTCTTTTGAGAACTTCTTTCGGAGCCAGTTTAACATTCTTGTCGCCTTTCTCTGAGACCCAAGACTCTGGGATGAGTTTGTCTGCGAAGATGAAGCCATACTTGTTACACCAGTCAGCGTAAGAGGTGGGTGATCCCTTGTTGATCTTTGCAGAACTGTTGGAGAACACAAACCTAATATCTAACTCTGGCCTCTGGGATTGCAAGAGTAGATGCTTCTTTCTGTCTGCAAGTACGAACCTCCCTTTGGTTTCAACGATGATACCATTGGGAAGAACGAAGTCTGGGGTATACTTGTGTGAGCTTTCAGGGATGACGTAGGGGATTTTGTAGGCTTCATACTCAACCTTGATCCCCAACGTCTCTAGCTGCTGTGCAACCTTTCCCTCTAGACCCGACCGATACCCCCTAGCCTCTGGGGATACCTTCTTTCTCACTCAATCAACTCCGTCACTCGGGGTTCACTAACGACATCAACCATGAATACTGGTCCGGTAGAGTATAGAAAAGTTCTGGCTTCTGGCCAACATACCTTCCTAAAGTCGCAGTATCCACAAGTAGTAGAGAGCACCGTGTTCTCAGAAGTCTTAGATTGAGGGACAGGTGGAATACGATCCTCTGGGATTGACCCAGCAACCAGCTTCTTGACTCTCTCAATCTCTTCTTCCTTCTTGGCAATCTCTTCTGTGAAGTCGTAACGATCCAAGCAGAGTTTGAACCTGTCCTTCTGAACGACAAGGAAAGCACCCTCGGTCTTGTTCTTCACCAGAGGATCATCTTTGCCTGCGTAGACATACGAACTCAACTGGCTGATGTACCCGAAGGGATCGTCTTCTCGCAGGTTGTGCTTACGGAACTTCTCAAACCCATACTTGGATGCAGACTTAACATCGACTGTCACCCCATCAATCACAGCGTCACGAGAGCCGGAGATACCGAAGACACTAACTCTGTCCTGCATACCCTCGACGTTGTGCCCTGCTGCCTTTGCCAGTGACAGCACGAGGGCTTCGAGTAAGTCTCCGTAGAAGAAGGTTCCAAGAGCCTCGGCAGTGAGTGGCTCTGAGGATTCGGTTTGGTTGATCTTGTACCACAGTCTACGGTCACAGGGTGAGCCTATGCCAGAGAGACTGAGGTAATCTCGTGGGATTTGCTCCTGAGAAAACCTAGCCTCTGCGATACTAGAAAGGGAGGACGAGAAGAACTCTGTGACAGTTGCATCCCACCCTCCCTTCCCTTCGACAACCCTGTAGATGTCCTCTACGATGGTGTCTAATTTTTTACTCAAAACGGAATCTCATCCTCAAGGTCTACTTTGGAAGGGGCTTTAGCCTTGGCTGCAGGCTTAACCTCTTCCTGTTCCGCTGACCCAAGATCACCAAACTCATCCTTGATGTAAGGGATGTGTTCAAGAACCTTGACCTTAGAGAGGCGTGAGCCGTAGATACCCTGCTTGCTGGCTTTTGTGTCATAAACATCAACAATCACCGCAACAATTGATCCATTCCCCACAGGTCCATCAGTTTCATAGACCCAAGGGGTGTTGTCTTCCTTGAGTACTTCTGGTGCACCACCTGCGTACTGCTCAGTCCACTTACGCTTAAGACGCATACGGGTGAGGTTGCTGTCTTCGGGACTTGGCTTACCTGCGGACATGAACTTAGCCTTCTTGAGTTTCTCAACTTCCGAAGGTTCGAGATCAATGTCCATGACAGTCTGACCGCCGATGTCAACCAGCGCATCATTAAATCCTGTCAAGTCTCTGTTCTGTTCAAAGACTTTCATCCAGTAGCCTTTGCCCTTGATGACGACTTTACGAGTTCCCATGTTTAGCTCCTTTGCTATTCGGGTATTGTAGCAGATTCTTCAAAGCAGAGGCAAGAACTATTTCTCACCAGCCACCTTGTATTTGCGTTGTTTGCTGTTGTCTCTCTCGTATTCCTTACCACCCTTGGCCAGACGCACAGGGATGCTGTAAGGTTTCGTGAGTTGTTTGAGACCCTTAGTCTTCTTTTCCATCTGTCTTACTCCTTAGTGGATGTCGGAATATCTGTGACCAAACTGCACGTCGATGTCCAGCTTGATGTTGAGTTTCAGCTTCTCGTTGACCTTGTTGATTGCCCAACGAAGAACCGATTCGTGTTCCTTCTCTTCACCCTTCTTGACCCTATTGATGGATTCGTCGTGGAACTGTCCAACAATGTTTGGTCGTTTGGTCAGGTAGTGTGCAACCCACTGATCGAAGCAGTATGCACCCGTGCCTTGGTTGAGGGTTGAGAAGATGTCTTTCTCGTAACGCAGCGTGTACCAGAAACCATTCACAGGGTTCTTGACCCACATCTGACCATTGACTGTCTTGACCTCCTGATCCTTGGCAAACTGTCTCACAGCCCAGTTACGTTCCCAGTATGCTTCCAGAAGAACCTTGGCTTCTGCAGGAGACATGCCAGTGGTACGAGACAGCTTAGGGACACCAACACCATAGACTGCAGAATAGTTGACGGGCTTGAACTTCTTGCGGGTCTTCTTGATCTTCTTGAAGCGATCCTTGTCGTTGACCGTATCTTCGTCTGCCTGTGTGTAGAAGTCATAGTCGTCACTGTTGATGTAGCCTGCACGAACAGCAAGGTCCAAGTGTTCATCGAAGCCGGGGACAGACATTTCTGCAACATACTCTGGGTCGTAGGGAAAGATGAAGTGACGCTTGGTGGTAGCCTCAAGAGACACCATGTCAGCACCACACAGGATCGTACCCTCGTCAGCAATCAGAGAACCCCTGATCTCTTTGCCCCAAGGCTTATCAACACCGGGGAGATTGACCAGAGGCTTCTTGTGCTTGAAGCGTAGTGTGTTGGTCAGGCCAGCAATCTCAGCCTTCACATAGCCACCCACCTCAGACTCAAGCATACCCTCGAAGATGGACTTGCGGTGCTGGATCACGGTCAACCCATCAAGCAATCCCACTCCGGGGTTCTTCTCAATCAGGAGTTTGACTGAGGGTGCAAGCTCTCCATCCTTACGGACCTGAGGGATCATACGCTCAGTGCCATCCTCGTTCTTCTTGTAGTCGTGAGTACAAGGTTCCCAGCCCATAGAAAAGAGCCAGTCCTTGACCTGATCGGACGAGTTGGGGTTAGGCTGTTCGACACTCTTAACGACACGCACAGGGTCTTCGTGGAAGAGGGGTAGGTCGTGTTCTTCCAGAAGATTGAACCAGTCGATAGCAGCCTTGCTGTGTGTGCCATCCTTCTTGGTCATCTTCTCTGGCTTGGTCTTCTCTGCATACTTGGTCACAGGTGGCATGACCTGACGCAGTTCCTCGACCTTCTCTTCCTGAGCCTTCTCCAAGGTTGCCAGAGATTTCTCTACAAGCTCCTTGTTGATGCGCCAGCCAGCCTGTTCAGCCATAGCAGCAGACTTCATCTTGAAGGTCAGGTACTGGAAGAACTTGTCCATAGACTGTTTGTCGTTGCCATAGACAATCTTGAAACGCTTGATGAGGTCTTTCCAGAGGAGCCAGTTGATCTTCACATCCTCTTCACAGCGATGCTTGTACTGCTCGTAGGTCAGACCCTCCCAGTCAGTGATCTCAGGCTTAGGCACCCCGAAGTCTTCCCCGAAGGACTCAAGCCCGTGGAGTTGACGTTGGGGGTACATGACCCAAGACATAGGCAGCGTGTCGTACAGCTTAGCCCTGATACTGATGCCAAGGATTTTCTCCAAGACAGGAATATCAAAGCGGCAGATGTTGTGACCTACAAGAATAGTCTCAGAAGCCAGAAGCTCCCGCATCTCCTTGTAGCTGTTAGTGGAGTGAAACTCTTTACCATCACTTGTCCACGAAAGCACATGGACCTTAGTAGCCTGATCTAGCAGTCCATCTGTTTCACAATCAAGCACAATCAAACTATTCTCCTCAGGTCTGCTAGAACTTTTTCAAGCTCTTCGATGGTGGCGTTACTCTTTAGTAGGTTTGCTCTTGCAGAGATGATCCTGACGTTACCTTTTACATAGCCCAACTTAGGTACAATCCTGTCAAGCGAAGGAGAGGAATCTTTCCAATTACCTCTGCCAGTGCTTCTTTGCAAGGTCAGTCCCAGTACGGGGCAGAATTCAGGGATGACTATATCTTCCTCACCCAAGTCAAATGGTAGGCCAAACTTCTTAGCCCTACACTTCACCCTAGACAGTATTCTTTTTGTGTGTACAGAATTATCCCTAAGCCTCTTTTCCCTGAAGGCATCTGGGTGTGCACGATAGTGTCTTTTGTGCCTAGCCCTGTTTCCGCAAACGTCTGTACAATACTTTGCGTCTGATCTTCTTTCCGGCCCCACCGGACTACCACAGTTTTCGCACACTCTCTTTTCCATCGGTCTCTCCATAAAAAGTCTAATGGACTAGTTATACTGCAGGCAACGTAACTTGTCAAGCTAGAACCCCTCCCGCAGCAGGGTGGTTTCAGGGTCATAGAAAAGAGAGCCTGCTGTGCCAAGTCTAGCAAAGGGTCTATTCTTTGAGACTTTGAAGTGCGTTGTATTTTGCTCTACTTCATCTTCGCTGTCGACTTCCCTAGATATTTCTAGGCAGATGATAGCCTCTTCTTCCAAGGCTGCAGCATACTTTGTCCGACCATCCTCGTTCACCTGTGAGATAAAGATCACACCAATGTTCAGTTCTTTGGCAAGCTGTGCCATCTGAGAACCGAGAGCGGTCAGCAGAGAAGTAGCACCATCAACACCAGCACTCGACAAGTAGGCCAGACGCTGAACGTGGTCGATGAAGATGAAGCCTGCACCATAGACTGAGGCAGCAAGACGCACATACTCCAACAGCTTCATAGGATCGTCGTGGAGACGCATCTCGAAGATGATGGTGCGTTCACCCTTGGTGGCCTTGATTGCTGCATCAATGACCTCCTTCTCATCCACAGCGTTGTACTTGGCATCGTCCTTAGTACGAACATTAACACCCAACTCGTAGGTGGCCATAGCACGGTAGGTGGTGGACTTCATTTCTTCCATGTGCAGCAGGGCAATGCGTTCATCAGGATCACGCAGCATGGCAGTCTCGAAGTAACGGATCACCTCTGTCTTACCAGTACCACGAGGGGCTTTGATGAATGTAATGCCACCCTTGACCAGACCCCTGCACTTCTCGTCGATCCCAGTGTGTCCTGTAGGAACATACTCGTAGGGGTTCTCGGTGAGGATTGCTTTCTCCACATCCAACGACGAACAGAAGAAGTTGTCTGGGGTGTAGCGTTGGGGTTTGATTGCAGCCCACTTGAGTGCATCACCAGCGCCAGCCATCAGAAACTCATTGGCGTCCTTGTGCTGAGACATGGGGACATACCAGAACTTCTGGGGGAAGGCACCATACAGAACCTCTGCGGCCCTCTTGCCTGCCTCGTCCAGTTCACCTGCATACACAACCTCTTGGAAGGAGTTGAGGTAGGCGTAGTTCTTCTTGACGAACTTCTCCCCAATGCCAGCACTGGGAAGTGACTTAACCGGATAGGTCTTGCCAAGGATTTGGTAGAGGGAAGCAGAATCGAACTCCCCCTCGGTGATGTAGATACGCTTGGATGTGCCAGCATTGAACTCAGGTCCAAACAAATCCTCGAAAGGCTTGCCCTTCTCCTTGGTCCAGAACACCTTCTCGTCGTAGCCACGGTACTTCACATTGTCCGTATGCTTGAAGGCATAGCGCACAGGTTTGTCATTGTCGTCAAGGTGAAGCTGAATACCGTACAGCTTGCACACATCAGGGTCCAGCCCACGAATATCCTCGTAGCTAACCTTAGAGACTGGCAGACTTCTTACATCGACTTGTTGCTTCACAGGGTAGGTCTCCTTTGCCCAATCTTTCAGTCCCTTCATACCCTTAGATGGGTAACTCTGTCCACAAGATTTGCACTGTCCATACCCGTTGTCGTTCCAAGAGAATGCGTCAGAGCTTTTGCAATTCTCGAAGGGGCATGGTTTATGTGGGTGCTCCGTCACGTTCGTCTTCCTCTATCTTGTTTAGGGTGCGAATACTATCGAAGGCATCCTGAATGTTAACGCCATAGGCTGCACAGATCAAGATAAGTTCTAGACCATACTGAGCCATAGCTTGTGTAGCTTTGTGGTTCATCTCGAAGGTATAAGTAGCGCCACCATCTTCATGTTCCACAACTTTATCTACGACAATGTGGAAGGGTCCATCTTCAAGCATTTGATTCTCTCCTTTATGGGCTTATGACTGCGATTAAAAACACCCAACCCACTATTGTAGCACAGATAGCGGCTACACTATTCATCCCCATCTTCCTCCTTGTGGATGTAGTGGTCACAATCTTTGCTTGGGTTAGGGTGAAAGATTGTCTGGTAGGTTGGATGCCCCGGTGTCTTACGCATACACGTCTTCTCTAGGGGGCAATCCTGTGTGTAGCATCTTGCGTAATCATAGGGTAGAACTTTCCATCTCATGCTTGTAAATCCCGGTGCCAGCCCATTCAGATCATCCTCATTCAGCATCTACCAAAGCCTTCCATGACACAGGGAATAGGTCTTCCATTATCACGCTGATCTGATCCGCAACTAGACGTGTCTCGTATTGGGTATCATCCTTGCAGCGTAGACGACACATATCTGCGAAGGCATCAAGGCTTCCCGACCAGTACCACTCAGTCATTGTCGATTGAGGGAGAACCATACGGGCTTGTTCAGGGGCCACTCCAGCTTCCAACAAGGCATCGTATAACTGTAACTTTACATCATCTTCCCTGCGATACCATTCCCCCAGAGTCTCTTTTGTATAGTTTTCAGTCTCTAGAATTTTTTTAGACCACTCATCCAACACATCCAAGTCAATTACACCATCAGACCCTTGCTTCTTATCTGCACTACGCCCACGCCATACTTCAGGTACATAGAACTCAGGTTCATCATCTACGTAACGACGAGAGATTTCATTCCACCGAAGGAACTTATGCTTCACAAGCTGTCGTGCTACGAAGATGGGTGCCTTGACTTGGAAGGATGCGAAGGCCCC